CACGGCGATCCAGAAGACGTTCTGGCATGTCCAGTACCTGTTGGGGGTAGAAGGCTACCTGCCCCAGCCGCTGGACGAACTGCTGGCCCTCCCGGAAGACGCCACGCTGGCCAGCCAACTCAGCATGGTCCGATGGTTCCGGAACGAGGCCGGCAAGATCGTGATCGAGACGAAGCTGCAGTTGCAGAAGCGGTCTGTTCCCAGCCCCGACTTCGCCGATGCCCTGATGTTGGCCTATCTGGAGCCCGTCGAGGAACAGGGCCTTGGCGACCTCTCCGGCATGGGCGGAGATGACTTTGCCCGGGCCAACCCGTGGGCGGTTTGAGGGGTGGTTTCGGAGGGTTCAGGCCGGGAGTATTCTGGCCCTGCTGATCCCTAGCCCCCGTTCGCCGTGCAAGTCCCGGCGCCGATGGTCCGGGGAGGCGACCCCCCTCAAATCACAGGAGAGCCGCATGTCCGTGCGCGCCAAGTTCCGTTGCCTCAAGGTTGAGGACTACGGCCAATCCAAGAAGATCAGCCTCAGCGTCGTGACCAGCGGCCCGTGCGGCGGCGACAGCGCCGAAAACCGCAGCTTCACGCAGTGGACCCCGTCTGGCGAAATCTGGATGACGGTCGATAACCCCCACGCCTCGGTCCAGTTCGTCGAGGGCCGGGAATACTACGTCGACTTCAGCGAGGCGTCGCAGCCGGCCGAGGCCGAGTGATGTCGGCCAATCCGACCGTGATCGGCGTTCGGGTCGCGGATGAAGTCGACCTGTTCGAAGAGTTGGGCGCGGCTCCGGGCACGTTCCAGTTCATCAGTTGCGTCATTCCAGGCAAGAACCCGGACAGCCTGCCGGTCAATACCCTGCCGGACGACTGCTACCATCTCGGCGGCCTGACCTGGCTGTGTCCCGGCGGCTGCGGAGCCGAGTCCACCATCGTCTTCCGTGGCCGATGCGATGGCCATAACCGTCCATCATGGGAGTGGAACGGGTCGCTGGACAAGCCGACGCTGACGCCCTCGATCCTGTCTCTGGGGTGCCGCTGGCACGGCTATCTGACGGATGGGGTCTGGAAGCCATGCCCGGACAGCGCTTGCCGGCCGCGCGCATAAAGCTCACCACGTCTCTATGCGCGCCTCCGGCCTTGAGGCATACTCCCCAAGAGGCTCAGCCGGAGTAGCGCCCGGCCTCGCATCAGTTTCCCGCCCTCCCATGGCGGGGTTGGCCTAGCCGTTGCTTTACAGGAGACGGCATAGCGGATGAAAAGCCCGCCTCGGGTTCTCCCCGGCAGCGCCCTCGGTTCCGCCACCGGGGGCGTTTTGCTGCCCAGACCAGCCCCCCTGCCATCTGGCCCGTCGCGGCGGTATCCATGACCATCAGCATGGAGGCGACGATGCGCGCTACTGAAACGATCATCGGTGACGGCGGAACCGAGTTTGTCGAAGGGTGGGGCGGCAACGCCTAACCCATGGCCCGTTCCCCCGCGACACCCGGCTCCGCAGCCGTTGATACGAACCCGCTTAGCCAACCCTTCGTCGAGATGGGCGCGACAGGGCTGCGCCAATACGGAGGATACGTTAGGACCGAATGGCTCCGCGACCTCCAAGGCTGGCGCGGCATCCGCGTCCTCAAGGAGATGCGGGACAACGACCCGATCATCGGGGGGATATTCCTCGCGATCGAGCTGGTGCTGCGGAATATCTCGTTCCGGATCGAGCCGGCCGACAAGAACGCACCCGCCGACGTCGAGGCTGCGGCCTTCGTGAACTCCTGTATCGCCGATATGGAGCAATCCTGGCCCGATCTGGTCGGGGAAATCCTGACCTTCCTGCACTACGGCTGGAGCGTGCATGAAACCGTGTTCAAGACCCGCAAGGGCCGGACCCGCGAGCCGAAGTCCAACTCGAAATACGACGACGGCCTGATCGGGTGGCGCAAGTTCGCGGCCCGGTCGCAGGACACGCTGCTGCGTTGGGAGTTCGACGAATCAGGCGATGCGGTCGCGATGGTGCAGTTGATCCCGACCGGGTCGCCGCTCCTGACGGTCCCGCTGGCCCGGTGCCTGCACTTCCGGACCACCAGCGCCCGCGGGTCACCGGAGGGTCGCTCGCTTCTGAGGTCCGCATATACCAGTTGGTATTACGGCAAGCAGATTCAGCAGATCGAGGCCGTGGGGATCGAGCGTGACCTCGCCGGCCTGCCCGTTGCGTGGGTTCCGCCCAAATACCTCTCCAGCACCGCCAGCGCCGAAGACGCGGCCACCTTGAACATGTTCAAGAAGATGGTCCGGGACACGGTCCGGAACGAACAGGAGGGCTTCGTCCTCCCGCTGGCCTATGACGCCAACGGCAACAAGATGTTCGACTTCGCGCTGATCAACTCGGCCGGAAAGCGCAACTTCGACACCTCCGCGATCGTCAACCGCTACGACCAGCGCAAGGCCATGTCGATGGTGGCCGACTTCATCATGATGGGCCATGAGAAGGTCGGGTCCTTCGCCCTGTCGGACAACAAGACCGACCTGTTCGAAGTCGCCATCAATGCCTGGCTGGACGTGATCGCGTCGGAGTTCAACCGCAAGGCCATCCCGGACCTTCTGGAGATCAACGGCATGGAGGGGTCGGTGCAGATGCAGCACGCCGATGTTTCCAAGTCGGATCTGGAGCAACTCGGGGCCTTCATCGAGAAGACGACCCGGGCCGGGGCGATCACGCCGGATGACGGGCTCGAGGCGCATCTTCGGGATGAAGCCGGATTGCCCCCGCAGGAAGAGGCTGGACAGCGCGCGCTCAACGAAGGAGCGGACGCTTCGGAGTCCGGCGACGAAGAACCCGAGACGGACCGCGAGGAAGAGCCCGAACGCGAGGCGGCCTGATGTGCGCGCCCGTCAGGTGGCCGGCGCTCAAGTCGCTGGGGGCCGGAACGGTCATTCCACAGGTCTGGCGCTCGCCTGTCGCCAAGATCGACGCTGACGAGGCCGAATGGCTCCTGACCCTCGCCGACAAGGCCCGTCCAAAGGTCCGGGACGCCTTCCTCCGGGCTGTCGAGAGGGTCAGGGGCACACCGAAGGAATATGCCCTCAGGGCGGCGCTGGAGAGCGGCAGCGTCGAGCAAGTCATGCTGGTCCTGAACATTCAGGCGAGCATGGAGACGGCGCTACAGGCCGAGATGGTCCCGGTGATCGAGGACCTGTTCATCGCGGTTGGACGCGCGGCCCCGGAGGCCACGATCCCGAGCCAGATTCTGTCGTCCGGCTCGCTGGGCTACCGGTTCGACATCTCCAACCCCAATACCCTCGTCTATCTGCGCCAGCACGGCGCCAAGATGGTTACAGGCATCACGGACGAGACCCGGTTGGCCATCCGGGGAGTCGTGACCGACGCCTTCCGGTTCGGCGGCCATCCTCGCGAACAGGCCCGCACGATCCGGACCATGATCGGGCTGACGCAGCGCAGCGTGAGGGCGGTAGCGAACTACGAGGCGGCCTTGCGCGAGGAGAACCGGCCGGCCGATCAAGTCGAGCGCATGGTGGAGAAGTATCACCAGCGTCAGCTCAAGCTGCGGGCGACAAATGTGGCGAGGACTGAAACCATCAACGCCAGTGCGGCGGCCACACAGAGTGCCTGGAACCAGGCCGCCGACAAAGGCCTGCTGAACCGCACCACCCTGCGTCAGGGATGGGGGGTCACGGCCGACGACAGGCTTTGCCCAATCTGCTCCGCCATCCCCGGCATGAACCCCGACGGCGTGCCTCTGGGCGGCGACTTCAAGACGCCGAAAGGTCCGAAGAAGGGGCCGACCGTTCACCCGTCCTGCCGCTGCTACCCCTACATCATGAGCTTCTGACCATGCCCAGCATCCGCAAAGCCGAACTGTGCGACACGACCGGGCTGACGGTCGATCTGGTCAACACGCTGGCCCATATCGGGGTTGTCTACGCCACCGAGTGCGCGAGCGGAGCCGGCGACGTGATCGCGTCCGATTGGGATACCGCCGAGGCCGTGGCCACGATCAAGGGGCGAGGGACGGTCGTCGGGCAGATTGTCGAGGTCGGCTAGGTCTCCGCCCCTTCGTTCAGGATGGCGTCAATCACCGACTTGAAGGCCGCCGCCGCTTCGTCTGGTTCAAGATAGGGCGTTATTATACTTGCCATACCCACTATTTCGGGTAAGATAGCTTCATCAAGGAGTTATCGCCGTGTCCGCACTTTCCGCCCCTCATTTTCACAATGAAGAAGCAGCCTACGCTTACGTTGAATCGCGCATCTGGCCGGAGGGTCCGGTTTGCCCGAAATGTGGGGGCGTCGAGCGCATCGGTTTGATGGGCGGCAAGAGCACCCGTATCGGCTTGTACAAGTGCTACCAGTGCCGCTCGCCGTTCACTGTGAAGATCGGGACCATCTTCGAGGCGTCACACGTCCCGATGCGTCTCTGGCTGCAAGCCATCTATCTGATCGCTTCGAGCAAAAAGGGCTTTTCGTCCAACCAGCTTCACCGGACCCTTGGCGTGACCCAGAAAACCGCTTGGTTCATGTCGCACCGCATCCGGGAAGCGATGCGGACTGGCGACCTGTCGCCCTTCGGTGCCGAGGGCGGCGTGGTTGAGGCTGACGAAACCTACATCGGTCGGGAGCCGGGCGCTCCGGTCGGCAAGGGCGGCGCGCACAAGATGAAGGTCCTGAGCCTGATCGACCGCGAAACTGGCCGCGCCCGTTCCATGGTGATGGACCAAGTGAACAGCAAAACCGTCGCTGCCGTGGTCACCGAGAATATGGCCGTTGAAGCCCGTCTCGTGACCGACGAAGCGACTTGGTATCTCCGCGCTGGCAAGACCGTGGCTAACCACGGCGCGGTCAACCACGGGAAGGGCGAGTACGTCTCCCGCTGCGACCGGACCATCCATACCAACACCGTTGAGGGCTTCTTCTCGATCTTCAAGCGCGGCATGAAGGGCGTCTATCAGCAGTGCGACAAGAAGCATCTGCACCGCTATCTGGCCGAGTTCGACTTCCGCTATTCCAACCGCATGGCGCTGGGTATCGGTGACGTGGCCCGCGCTGATAACCTGCTGGCCGGTGTGGTCGGCAAGCGGCTCACTTATGAAACGGCTGGTGCGTAAGGATGACCGACAAGAAGCCCAAGAAGCCACCCGAGACGGACCCGGACCAGTCGGAGCGGTTCCGAAAGGCCGTGCGCGATTTAGAAGCCGCTGGCGAACTAAATCCCACCGAAGCCGATAAGGCTCTTGGGCGCATCATTGCGCCGCGCCCCAAAAGCGGCTGAACAGGCCTATGCCGAAGCACCAGAGAACGCGCGCAGAGCTAGAGCAGGAACTTGACGATCAACTCCATTTTCTCAGGGAGTCGGCGCGCCTGTATGACCAAGGCTCTTTCAGGGAAGCAAAGCGGCTCGCAACCTATGTCTATACGCTGCTTCATGATGGAACAGGCAGAACCGAATCGCTACTTAGACAACTCAATATCCGATCCAAACTGTCCTTTATTAGCACTGCGAGGCAGCCGCCCGAAGGAACCAGCACCTGGATACCGTTCTCTCCACCCCTGACAGTTCTTCAGATGAGCCGCGAGGGCTCGGTGTTTGTTCCCAATTGCCAGTCAGCACCGGATAAACTGCCAAGCTGGTCCCGACAGCTGAGTTTTGCGAAGTGGTGGGATGAGCCTGTATCCAACGCGGGCAAGCGACAGCTTTCGCGGAAGGGGTTGATCTGGATAGTCAGATCCCGCGACGGTGGAGCCCACGTCGACGGCTCATTGAACAGCGATGAATACGTGGAGCTGATCCACGATCCACTTTTGCCGGGCACCTCCGTTCATCATGGTGATGGAACGGCCTATACGCCCGCCAACTCCCATTGGGCGAGCGTTAGGCAGATCGCGTGGGAGTTGGACTACGCGATCAAGCAGTTCGGGCTTTAGAGGCCGCTGCAACTACCCGCCTAAGCATTTTGCGGGCTGCGCGATTGTCACGGCAGTCAATCTCGTACGGCGAGGGGAAGGCGCGCCACAGCGCCTCCAACACAGCGGCGTCCGCCTGCAAAATGCGGCCCAGCGCTTCCGAATCTTGTTCTCGTCTCGTGCGGTCCATTGCGTGGGTATGCCATATATAATCACGCCCAAGATAGACGTTCTCTTCCGGTTCGTCGCCGGTCTGGGCGAAACCGATAAAGCAGGCGTCTGGATTTGCGAACAGAGACGCGTCCGGCTCCCGTATGGCCAGAAGGACAGCACGGGCCACGGCCAACCCGCTGATCTCGTTCCGGGGGAAGTTTGCCTGAAGCTGTCTGGCCTCTTCCGCGACGGCGGCCGACGCCGCCTTTTCCAGCATCGTGTTCATGGGGTGGGGTCCTTCCAATCTGCAGGGTCGATCCTGACCGCCTCGCTCGCGGCTCCGAACGTCTCCAGCTTCCGGGTGTCGTGCTTCGCCTGTTTCGCCGCCGTCCACTTGGAGGCTACAGCATCGCGGACCCCGGCTGAGTGGCACTTGGCCGCCGCCTTGGCGTACCTGGCCCTCTTGCTGCGCGCCTTCACTTCCCGCCCCTCACATGGTCGATCAGCCCGGCCCAGAAAGCGCGCGCCTGATCGTCGGTGACATAGCTGTCGGCCGTGTGGCCGCGCCTCGCTGCCTCTCGAAGCATAGGCATCATCCCATCTTCCGGCTCACGCAGTTCAGCCAGCAGCGCGTCCACAGCATCGCTCGCTCGCGACCAGTTGCCCGGCGTGGTCACCGGATCGGCCTCGCCATCATAGCGGGCGCCCACGGCCCGGCACAGCCTCTCCCACATACCGGTCATGACGCCACAGCCTCCTTCGCAGGTTCAGCGGATCGGGCGGTGTGGGCGCGAAGGATGGCGATGCAGAGGGCGAGCGCTGGGGTGGCGCCGTAGCCCAGAGCGTCGCGCGGGTCGGAGACGTGCAGATACGGATGGAGGGCCGCGAAGTTGTGGTGGTGCTCCTCCCATGCCGGGTCTTCGGCATCGGGGAGGAAGCCGAGACTCCAGAACATCTCCGGCAGCACCCGTTCCGCCAGAGCCAGAGCGGCGTCTAGGGATGTGGTGAATGGCGGCGCGCTGATGCCAGCCATCATGCGGATGTATTCCGCCTTCTCGGCTTTGTCGTACCGGTGGCCGGCGTAAATCAGGCCGCGAAAACCGCAGATGCTGTCCACCTGTTCGGGCTCAAGAGCACGCCAGATCAGCGCATCGATCTCCCGGCTCCCCTCTCCCGCCCCCTCCAGCCGTGCAATCAGGTCTTGGGTGGTCATGGCTTCACCTTCTTCTGTCTCGCGTCAGGATCGGGCTCAAGAACCTCCAGCCCATCGGGTGGAAGCGCCCCTCGTAGATAGACCTCGACCAGAGCCGATACTGGCCCGCTGATCTTGGTTGTTCCCCGCTCGTAGTCCCGGATGCTCGCACCAGGATCACGCCCGGACAGCCGGAGCGCCCGGCCCATCTCGCTCATGTGGAGCGGGCGGCCGAGGCCCCATAGCTGGCCTAGGGTCTTGCGGGCGGTGCGGAGTTCTTCTCCGGTCATGCCGCGGCCTTGGGGGCCGGGCACTCGCACAGCAGGTAGCCAGCGCCAGAGCGCTCTTCGCCACCGCAGACCGGGCACGGCTCGGGGTCTGTTCCGCCCGCTGATAGGGGGATGAAATCAGCGCAGGCATTTCCAAGTTGCCGCATGTCCTCAGACATCTGAGCAGCAGCGTTGTGGACGCCCTCGGGAAACCAGTCGGCGACGCGGCGATGAAGAAGGTCGCAGCCGAGATCGAAAATGAAGCCGTGCGCCCTGACAACCTCGGCCCGTGCTTCGGCGAGTGCGCGTTCGGCGAGGCAGAGCGGCACGAGGATGTGCGTTCCGGGCTCAAGGTCGCCGGTCCACTGTCGAATGTGCATCCCGCCGCTCACAGGGTCCGGGACCAGCGTGACGGTCATTCCAGGTTCGTCCAAAAGGTCGCTCATTGCCCCGCCTCTCCGGTAGCCTTTGCAATGGCAGCTCGGCCGAGTTTGGTCAGGTGCACGTCCTGCCCGAATCCGTCGATCAGCCCGACCTCCCGAAGAGACGGCCCGGCTCCGCGATGTTCCGAGAACAAGAGGCTGTGGATCGCCCCGCATTGGTCGATTTCAAGCAGGAGGGCGGCCTGCATCAGCGTCAGCCCCGCCGTATGAGATTGAGCGGTCATTGGAACGCGCTCCGATTAAAAACCACGCCCGCGTTCATGGCGGCCTCGATCACGTCGTGATGTGCCCGGTAGGTGGCGAGATCGGTATCAGACCGTAGCCCGCTTCGCCCCGCGCCTCGCTCAAGGAAAGCCTCGCGCTCCAGTCGCACACATTCTCCGTAGCTGTGATCCTGTTCGGGGGTCGGGGTCATCTGCCTGTCTCCACTGAGTGGGGCGCTGCCCCGTTCCAATGAGGCGAGACTACAGGGATTATCCGTATGTGCAAGCGGAAAGTCTGTACATAACCTCCGCTATCCCGGTACATCGCCTGTAACAGCCGCCGCCAACTCGATCACCACGAGTTGAAGCGCAGCCAGCGCCGTCGCGTGAATCCCCGATGGATAGGCCAGCTTCATCGCCTCGATCTGGCGGTGCAGCCCGGCCAGCAGTTCCAGGAACGCCCGGTCTTCATCCGAGAGCGCCTCGACCCATTCGGGAGGGGTGGTTACGGGGCCTATGGCCATGCGGTATTTCTGGCCCTCATGACCGCCCTGTCATTCCTCGAAGCGCTGTCCAAGGCCGACCCCGGTCCGGTGGATGTGCACGTCCCGGCGGCCGGCATCAAGGGCAAAGGTCCCCGCTCGTTCAGGGAGATCGTCGGGAAGCTGTCGGCCAGCGACCGCAAGAAGCGCGAGCGCAGGGGCGAGGCGTTCGAACGGCTGGACGAGTTCGACGACATCGACAAAGCCGCCCAGCCTCGCGCGCTCAAGGCCATCGACGACGCCAACAGCCATACGCCCTTCCCCCATGACGCCGCCGCGTTCGCCAATCTGCGGCAGGACCAGATTCCGCGGTTCCTCGGGGCCCTGACGGATGCGGAGAAGCTGGAGACGAAGACCATCCGGCTCGGCGCCCTGACCGCGATGCAGGACCGGGTCGAGACCGCGAAGGTCGAGGGGATGCGGGGCAAAGACCTCGGGGACAAGCTCCCGGTCGTGGTCCGGATGGGTGGCCGGAGCTACATCGCGGATGGCCATCACCGATTGGCTGCCGCATGGCTGGATGGCGCAACGACGGCTGACGTCCGGTTCAAAGATCTGACGGCCAAAGATCAAGCCCTCAAGGCGATGTCCTTCACCGTCCCGATCACCAAGACAGACGAGGCCCAGAACCTCGTCTTCGGCTGGGCCAGCGTGATCGAGGAAAACGGCGAGCCGGTCTATGACCATCAAGGTCACCGGATCAGCGAAGACGAGATGGAAAAGGCCTTCTACCGCTACGCCGAAGAGGCGCGGGTCGCGGGCGAGATGCACGACGACTACGGCGAGCACATCGGAAAACTTGTAGAGTGCATGGTCTTTTCAAAGGCCAAGCAAGAGGTGCTCGGGATCGACCTCGGGAAGGTCGGGGCCTGGGTCGGATACCGGGTCAGCCCGGCCGTGTTCGCCAAAGTCAAATCCGGGGCGCTCAAGATGCTGAGCATCGGAGGCCACGGCCAACTGGAGGATGACGAATGAACCCGCCGAAGAAAAACCTCACCGACATCACCCTCAACGAGGTCTCGTTCGTCGATGCCGGGGCCAATCCCGGCGCCCATCTGATGTTCTGGAAGCGGAAGCCCGACATGACCAAGCCCATCACCTTCATGGCGAAGGTCGCCAAGCTGTTCGCCACCGCCTTCCCGACGCCTGAGATCGCCAAGCAGCAGCTCGCCGACCTCGCCAAGGAAGACGACGCCAAGTCCTTCGATCAAGTCGTTGGAATGTCGGAGGTCTGGACCGCGATCTGGCAGGCCACGGACGCGCTCAACACCTCGATCCGGTCCATCCTCGACAGCGACGAGGCCGAAAAGCAGCCCCTCTTGAATCGGTCCTTGGACGAGTTCAAACAACACCTACTGGATGTGGTGTCCTCTTCGGCAACGAAGACGCCAGATGTTGAGAAGGAAGCCGGTGAGATGTCGGAAGACCTGAAGAAGTCCCTCGGCCTCGCCGACACCGCGACTGACGCGGACGTGGCCTCGGCCGTCGCCAAGGTGCAGGCCGATCTGGCCAAGGCGCAAGCTGACGCCGCCTTCGCCAAGATGTCGGAGCCGCATCGTGAGTACGTGGTCGCCAAGGGCCTGAAGGACGACGACCTGACCGCCTTCGTGGCCAAGTCGGACGCCGACCGGGAAGCGGTCATCAAGACCGAGCCCATCGCCAAGTCGGCGAGCGACGTCGAGATCGAGAAGCGCGACCGTGAACTCTCCGATCTGAAGAAGAGCATGGCCGACCTGCAGAAGCGTGACGCCGTCTCGGCCATCGCCAAGCGCGCCGAAACCGAGATGTCCGCCGTCGCCAAGGCCGATGACCTCGCCGACCTGATCTACGACGTGACCAAGCATGACGCCTCGCTCGGTGAGCGTCTCGAGAACGTCCTCAAGACCGCCAACGCCCGCATCGAGAAGGGCGGCCTGCTGAAAGAACTCGGCTCCGGCCACCGCGGCATCTCCAAGGGCGCCGACGCCATCGAGGCCGCCGCCAAAGAACTGCAGAAGTCCAACACCGGCTGGTCGATCCAGAAGGCCCGGACCGAAGCCCGCAAGCAGAACCCCGAACTCGCCGCGCAGGAGCGCACCGAAAGCCGCCAAGCGGCCTAACCTTCTTCGCCGCGTCGCGAGACGCCGCACCGCCCTTCGCAGGAGACCCCCATGGCTTGGGAACGCCCCGTCCTCATCATCCCCGGCCAGATCGCGGGTTCGGACTTCCGCACCGGCAACGGCTCCGGTTCGACCGGTCAGTATCTGCTGGTCAAGCAGACCGCCGTGGACAACACCCACGTGCCCTGCACGGCGGTCGGTGACCGTCCGTCCGGCATCTCGCAGGACAAGCCGAACACCGGCGAGGCCCTCGGCGTGATGTCGATGGGCGTCTCCAAGGTCGTGGCTGGATCCGGCGGTCTGACGGCCGGCGACGAATACGGGACCGACACGCAAGGCCGCGCCGTCACCAAGGCCAGCTCCGGCACCGGAGCCAACTTCGGACAGTTTGTTGTGGGAACCGTGCTGGAGGCCGCCGCTGAAGGCGCCTTGGCCACGGTGACCGTCGGTGCGCCGTATCGCACGAACTAATCCAGCGTCGTGATGACGCCGGTCTTCCCACGGGGTCCGGGTAGGACGCCAAGACGGAGCCGGGTTGGGGGCTAGAAACCCCCGCCCCGGTACAATGACAAGGCCCGTCGAGAGACGCGCCAGGCCCTTGAAGGAATGACTAGATGGAACCGACCCCGAGGGACGTCCATATCGATGCCGCGCTGACGGACTTCTCGATCGCGTACATCCAGGACGCGACCAACTTCGTCGCCGACCGGGTCTTCCCGCGCGTGCCGGTCCGGCACATGACGGACAAATACTGGATCTTCGACAAGAACGACTATCGCCGCGACGACGCGGTGAAGAAGCGCGCTCAGGGCCAAGCCGCCCCGCGCTCCGGCTTCCGGCTCTCGCAGGACAGCTATTCGGCCGACAGCTGGTGGACCGAGATTCCGATCTCGGACCTGCTGACCCGCAATGCTGACCCGGCGATCCAGTTGGACCAGATCGCGACCGAGGTCGTGACCCAGCGGATGTTGATCCGCCGCGAGCGCCTCTTCGCCTCCGAGTTCTTCACCACGGGCGTCTGGGGCACCGACGTCGTCGGCGGCACCGACTTCACCGTCTGGAGCGACTATGCGTCGGACCCCCAGAAGAACATCGACACCGCCAAGGAAGCGATCCTGGTCGAAACCGGCCGGATGCCGAACAAGCTGACGGTCGGCTACAAGGTCCACAACGCCCTGAAGCGCCATCCCTCGATCAAGGACCTGTACAAGTACACGTCCGCCGAATCGATCACTGAGGCCATGATCGCCAACGCACTGGAGCTGGAAGAATACATCGTCGCCAAGGCGAGCTATTCGTCCAACCAGGAAGGCGCCGCGGCCGTCGAGGGCTTCATCACCGGCAACAACGCCCTGCTGACCGTCAGCGACAATGCCCAGTCGATCATGCAGCCCAGCGCCGGCGCGGTCTTCGACTGGTCGGAACTGAACGGCGTCTCCAACTTCGGCGTCGGGATCGACCAGTACTACGACCAGAAGACCAAGGACGACATCATCCGGGGCGAGTTCGCCTTCGACATGAAGGTCACCGGGGCCGACCTCGGTTACTTCTTCTCCGGCGCCATCGCGTAAGGGGCTGACCATGCAGGCCACCTGCCAGAGCGCATTCCAGTTCGCGGGCGTCCAGCGTCGCCCCGGTGACGTGCTGACCGCCGAAGACCTGGCCCTGACCTCGCGCTCCGTCATCGACGCGATGCGGGGTCAGGGTCTCATCCTGCTGGACGGCGATATCCCGGCGGGTGCGCAGGGACCGGACTACGGTCTCCTGCTGGCCAAATATGAGGCCCTTGAGGCCCGCATCGGCCGCATGGAACAGACCCATGTGGAAGAGGTCGAC